GTATAGTATCTAAATGACAGATTTCAAAATATCACACGACGACGATATTATTAAATCAGAAGATGGATTAATATTTAATCCGTATAATCCTCTAAATGTAAAGATTACATTGAGCGAAGTTCAATCTATTCTTGCTAAATATAATATTCCAACTACTGTTAATAATGTGGCGTTATATGAGCGAGCGTTCGTTCATCGTTCCTACACAAAACGCCCCAATTTTGAAAATATCCAACAAAAAATTACAATTGTTGGAAGACCTTCGGACTGTATGCCTCTAAGTAGTAAATCAAATGAGCGTCTAGAATTCTTGGGAGACGGAGTTCTCGAGTGTATTACTAAATATTATTTGTATAGACGTTTTCCTAAAGAGAATGAAGGATTTATGACAGAAAAAAAAATTGCTATTGTTAAAAATGAGGCTATTGGAAAAATTGCGCTTGAAATGGGATTACATAAATGGTTAATTTTGTCTAAACACGCAGAGGAAAAAAAAATACGTACTAATTTGAAAAAACTCGGTTGTTTGTTTGAGGCTTTTATCGGCGCACTCTTTTTAGATTTTAATAAGGTTTCTGTTAAGGATGAAGCTAATTGGTTTCAATCAATGTTTGTAACTGGACCAGGTTTTCAAATGGCTCAAAAATTCATTGAAAATGTATTTGAAAAGCATATTGATTGGATAGCACTTCTTCAAAACGACGATAATTATAAAAACATATTACAAGTTAAAATCCAGAAGGAGTTTAAAGTTACACCACATTATTTAGAAATCGCACACGACCAAGAAACAGGATATAAAATGGGTGTTTATTTATGTCTAGGACAACCAATACATATAGTTAATCATAAAGATGCGGTAGATATATCGTTCTTTAAAACTTTCAAGGTAATCCAAGATTATGTTCTTGAAAATGGCAAAATATTTATTTTTATGGGCGAAGGGCAACATAAGATTAAACGTAAGGCCGAACAAATTGCGTGTAATGAAGCCTTAACTTTTATCAGTTCGAATAATGAGGATATTAATTCAGATGAGTAATATTTTTACTTTATTCAATACATAAAAATACAAAAATTTATATATTTAAAATATATAACGAATGAATCCTTTAGAAGAATTGAAACAAAAATTAATGGTAAAGCCGATAGTTCTAGAAAGAGAACGGGTTGAGGTTGTTATTAAAGGGGAAAAATCTCCATCAAAACCAAAGGTACCTAAAACCCAAAAAATGAAAACGAAAATAACCGATGTTATACAAAACCAACCTGAAGAAGTTGGTGAAGAGGTTGAAGCAGTTGAAGAAGAAGGCGAGGTTGAAGAACCTGAAACTGTTAAAAAGCGCCCACTAATAATCGACCTATCTGATAGTGGGTTTGACCGCGATACATTGTTAAAAAAATTAAGAGAAAGTAAATTAACGAAAGTTTCTATAAAGCCTGCGATAGAGCGCGCCGAGGAAATAAAACCAACACCAGAATTTATAGAACCTTCTATCAAAAAAGCAGTAAAAATTAAACAGAAATTACCTTTAATTGTGGAGGAAGATGATGAAGAGGGCGCAGAAAAACCGAAAGAACAAGAAATTGTTCCCATCAAAGCTCCCAAAAAGACTGCTAGAAAAACAGAAAAGATTAAAAAAGGGGTTGCCGTTTTGGGCCCAGAAACCGCTATTGATTTCGGAGACACTGACCTCACAAAGCGCATACCAAAAAGAAGCGAACCTATTAATATCAAGGTTTCTAGTTATTATATGAATAACAGAGAGATATTTATAAATTTTATCAATTCATTATTTGAGCCATACAGATTAGAATTACAAGAAAACAAAGAGGGTATTTCTTGTGATGATATCGGTAATACTACAGCTGATTTTTCTCTTTTAACTCATCAAAAAATTGTAAGAGATTATATGAATCTTTATACTCCATATAGGGGATTACTTTTATATCATGGGTTGGGTTCAGGAAAAACATGTACTTCTATCGCTATTGCGGAGGGGATGAAAGATTCAAAACGTATTGTAATTATGACGCCAGCATCATTGAGAGCAAACTACATCGAGGAACTTAAAAAATGCGGTGATTCCTTATACAAAAGAAATCAGTTTTGGGAGTGGATATCAACTGATTTAAATCCAGATGCTGCTCAAACAATGTCCGCTATTTTAAATTTACCATTAGAATATATTAGTAGACATCGCGGGGCCTGGTTTGTCAATGTTAAAAAGAAATCTAATTTTGATGTTTTAACTGATATTGATAAAAAAACACTAGACGCCCAGTTAGATGTAATGATTAAATCAAAATATACGTTTATTAATTATAACGGTTTAAGAACTCAAAAATTAAGCGAATTAACCGCTGGTTTTACAAAAAATTTATTCGATAATTCAGTTATTATTATTGATGAAGCTCATAACTTAATTAGTAGAATTGTTAACAAAATTAAAAAAGAAAAACCTATTGAGGAAAGTAAACGAGGAGAGAAAGAACATTTGCCTTTAAATCTAGCTACAAAGTTATATGAGTTTTTACTCAGTGCTAAAAACGCAAGAGTTGTGCTTTTAACAGGAACACCTGTTATTAACTATCCTAATGAATTTGGAATACTTTTTAATATTTTGAGAGGTTATATCAAAACGTGGAAAATACCTGTCAAAGTTAATACGAGCAAAAAAATCGACAAGGTTTCTCTCAGGGATATGTTGTTGGGAGAGAAAACACTGGACTATTTAGACTATTCTCCATCTAGTAAAATGATAACTATAACTAGAAACCCATTTGGTTTTAAAAATAAAATTAAAAAAGATTCTGGATATCAGGGAGTAGCTAATACTAAAAAAGAGGCGTCAGGACAAACAACAATAGAAACTGAATATACAAGCGATGCCGATTTTGAGAGACAAATTATTAGTATGCTTCGAAGAAATGATATTGAAGTTATACCAGATGGAATAGAAATTAAAAATAAAAAGGCATTACCAGACACATTTGATTTATTTGAGGGGCAGTATATTGATAGTGTTAGTAAAAAGATTAAAAATATAGATGCGCTTAAAAGGCGAATCGTCGGATTATCCTCATATTTTAGAAGCGCACAAGAAAATCTATTACCCAGATATAACAAAACATTAGGTGTTGATTATCATGTTATAAGAATACCAATGAGTGATTTTCAATTTAAAATGTATGAGTCTGCTAGACATGAAGAGAGAAAAAGCGAAAAACCCAAAAAAGCTCCATCATTAAATGATGTTTATAAAGATTCATCTTCTACATATCGAATTTTTTCTCGTTTGTATTGTAACTTTGTCATGCCAGATAGACCGCTACCGAAAGGTGTTAAAATAACTTCGGAAGAAACAGACGAAAATAAAGTAGGTGAATTATTAAAGGAGGCCGAAAAAGCAGAGAGAAGACAAGATGTCAATGATGGCGATGAAGGTGAAGTAGAAGGAGATGTCATTTTAGATAATATCGGTGGTATAGAATATAAAGAAAGAATACAACTCGCTCTTAAAAATATCGAAACTCATTCTAGCGATTTTTTAACACCTGAAGCATTACAAACGTATAGCCCCAAATTTTTAAATATGCTTGAAAACATTACTGACCCAGAATATGCGGGATTACATCTTGTTTATAGTCAATTCAGAACTATGGAAGGAATCGGAATTTTTACACTTGTTCTCGATAAGAATGGATTTACAAGATTTAGAATTAAAAAAAATACGTCTGGCGTATGGGAGATTAATATTGCACCAGAAAACAAGGGAAAACCAACTTATGCTTTATACACTGGAACAGAAGAAAGTGACGAAAAGGAAATTCTCAGACATATTTATAATGGGGAATGGGACCAAGTTCCAGAAAGTATTTCTATTGAACTCCGAAAAATCGCAAAAAATAACAATATGGGTGAAATTATAAAGGTTTTCATGATTACATCATCTGGTTCAGAGGGTATCAACTTGAGAAATACTCGTTACGTTCATATCACAGAACCATATTGGCATCCTGTACGTTCAGAACAAGTCATTGGACGTGCTAGACGTATTTGTAGTCATAAATCATTACCCGTTGCTTTACAAACGGTAGAAGTGTTCGTTTATTTGATGATATTTACTCCAGAGCAACTTAAAAGTGAAAACGCAATTGAACTTAAAAGAAAAGATTTAAGTAAAAGTCTTCCAAAAGCACCTATTACAAGCGACCAATATCTTTATGAAATTTCTGAAATAAAATCAAATTTAACCGCACAACTTACTGAGGCAATTAAAGAATCTGCGTTTGATTGCTATATATACTCTAATGGTAAATGTGTTAATTTTGGAACCCCTACAAACAATAAATTTTCTTATGTGCCTGATTACAGTGACCAACAAAACGATACCACAGTTCAGGCAAATCAAGTAGCTATCGAGTGGGTGGGCAAACCAGTTACATTAAATGGAATACAATATGTATATCGCCGGATGAATAATAAGTTATTGAATATTTACGACAAAGCTAGTTACGAAGCCGCTTTAAAAGATTCAACAGTTATTCCTTTACAAATTGGTACATTAGAAACAAATGAACGAGGAGAACAAGTTTTTAAACAGTTAGTAACATAAAGTTGAACCTAAAACGTTAAAGAAATTATATGTTCTATAATAACTTTGTCATCATCTGATATTGAATTGAAAGAATAAACACAATCATAATATTTTGTAAGAAATTTATTATTGACAGCTCTAATATGAGTTAAATATGAGCGTCCCGTTTTTGTATCATTTCTTATTAGACGTTTTAACGTACTATTTTTAATTCTTAAATAATTCCGTTTTAATATGTTATCGCTATAATTATTATTTATAATACACATAAATAGTAGCGCGTAAACAATAAACATTTTAATAGTTATATACTAAATTGTTTATTTTATTTTATTTTAGTCTTTTTTATTTTTTATTTTTTAATATATCCAAAATTGTTTTAATATTATTGTCTAACTCCTCTAATTTGTTATTTATTTTTTTTACATCTTCTTTTAGTATAGAGATTTCTTCTGTTGTATTTATATTAATTTGGTCGGTCTCAATCTGATTCGGTCCGGCAACCTTTTTAAGTTTTTTAAACAAATCTAAATCTATATTAAAATCAGTATAATTTTGTGTAAGCTCTACAGATTCATTTTCACCCCAAGTTACATTTTTCTTTATAGCATCTAGTTGCGGGTTAGTATTTAAATCTATACTTTGAATTTTATTATCCGCAAGAGGTTTCTGTGACGGTTGTTGAAATTTTTCAGATTTAATTGAGGTTTCTTTCGGTTTTAACCAATCTGCGTTATTACCAGAAAGATTTCGGTTTATTAGTTCTACATCATAATTTCTTTTATCAGTCATTTCCTTTATCATTTTCTCCATTTCGCCGATCGGTAAGTCTTTTTCGTTATCCGAAAAATTGGGAACAGGCGGAATAGGCAAACTCATCGCATCATTAAATTCATCCTTATATTTATTCAAGTCTCTTTCAAACTGGCTTGTTCTATCATGTTGTATATCTTCATATGTTATTAATTCTTTTTTATCTTTAATAGGCTCGTCTGATATTTTAATTTTACGGGGGATATGTTGTGAGGAGTTATGTTGTATTTTTTGGGGAGAAAATGAATTTTTAATATAAGTCAAAATTATTAATATATATTTTTTGTTTAAATCAATCAAACTATTTGTGTTTGATTGTTCTGTTTTGTAAAAACCTTGTATATTATTCAAAAAAGTATTTCTTATTTCATTTTGTATTGCGGGCTGCTTATTTTTAAAAATTTCTTCATCTATTATTACATCCCACAACATTTCAATATTCGCATTTTTAAAAAAATCTGTATTTGTCATAATATATATAAGTATAAGTAATATTTATATATTTTTACGAGTTAAAGTGAATCATTAAAATACACTTTTCTGAATTTTTGCATATAGTCATCTTTTATTATATGTGTTTTTAAATAATGTTGGGTCATCTTATCTTCCAACATATGAACAATGAAGAACAGAGAATAAATACCACATTCTGTATTTCCATATTGATGTTCTATTCCACTATTACTATCAAAGTTAAAAACCTTCTTTGGAGTTAAAGATAATCCCTGTTCTTTAATTCTATTTACTAGTTTCATAATTTCTGCTGAAGGCTTTTCTCCTGTGCTATCGAAAAAAAAGATAATTCCACTTTTAATATTGATAAACATTGAAATCCAGTGTTGACCCGGCTTATTATGAGGGTCTGTGTTAAATATTATACCTATCTTCGTCTTACCATTTTTAATCTGGTCTGCTAAACTAAAATTACACAACTCTTCCCATACACACTCACCATACAATTTTCGTGTATCAAAGTCAATTGGAGATGGACCTATAAAGTCGAAACATTTATAAGCTTTCTCATATTGTTTCATTACTTTCATTATATCAACGCTAGATAACCACTCATTCGGGTTTTCTTTCCATTCCTGCGGAGATTCCGGCGCAAATGAGTCGGTCATATCATGACTTACGGGTCCAAACTCTTTTTTTTGTTTTAACCAGCAGGATTCTTTGTTACACACATCACTTAAATATTCTGTTAATAAACTATGAATCTCTTTTGTATTATTAGTATTTATTTTTACATCAGGATGCCTCGCATTCCACAAGTCTCTCAACTTATATAATGATTTATCCGTATAACAAGTAAAACTATTTATCTCTTTTTTATCTTTTGGACTACAATTAATCTTCTCTAAACGTTTTAGTTTTTTTGAATTTTTGTTCACGTGTAAGTTCGCATATATTTTTCTATTTTTTTTATGGGTTTTAATACGATAGTTACTTTTCTTTGTCAGTTGTTTCTGTAATTTCCTTTTTCGAGTTGATATTTTCATCATATTTATTAATGATATTTTTCTTTTTACGAATTCCTTTATTTCTCAAATCAGGGTCCTTTAAATTTATATCTTTTTGTTTTGGAAGTATAGTTTCACTTGGTTTTTTTGTATATTTTATTTTTACAAAGTTATCTAAAGATGGTTTTGTAATTTTAAAAGAACGCATTAAAAGATTATTCGCATCTTCTTCGGTTAACGGGCTATTTACGTTTAGTTCTAATAAATCGCTTTCAACAACATCAGATTCCTCAATATTTTTATATTCGGCTTGAATTATATCATTACTGTCTTTCGATTTAAAATAATGGATACATGAATCAACAAAAATATCAAACGTATATTTTACATCTGGGAATAAATTATCTGGTTCATCTTTTGTTATTAAAAGTTGTTTAGTTAAATCAAATATCCGCCTTTTGTAAAACTTTTTGTCCTTTTTGTTAGTTGTTTTTTTTTTCTCTGCTAGCAAATGTTTATTATACATATTTTTATTTAATAAACAATCCAATGTTACCTGATTTAAAAATGCTTCTGACATATTATGTATTTCTAAAAAAAAAATACCTTTTACACACATTAAACAAATTATTTAACATTACTGTTTTGTCATATCTCTTATTTGAACTCGTGTTGCGTTCATAAAAAGACCGGAACCTATTGTTTCCACATCTGGGTTTGGATTAAATTCAGAAAAAGATTCTTTTTGAAACAATAGAGAATGCGTTTGTTGTGTTTGTTTTGGGGTAAAACTATAGTTATATAAATCACTTTTACTATTTGGCACATAAACTGATTGACTACAACTTTGTAACGCATAAATCTGATTTCTTAATTCCGATTCTAAATTTATATTTGTCGCAAAACCAGACCACGGGGATTGTGTGTTACCAGGATTAAAAATTTTGTGAGGATTAAATGTTGGAGCAACTTGTAACTTAACGTTCAGTTCTTTTCTTGGGTCTACAATTGGAAAATAAGAATATTTTGTCATTACAGGACGCACATCTAGATATGGTTGTAGAACCTGTGATGGAATGTTTCTATCAGATATTCTTGTGTTTGTTTGTTCTTGAATTTTCGAGTTACACTCTTCACTTTGATTATATGAGTTATTTTTCATTTTATATAATTCATATATATTTTTTTATATTATTTACCGTTTATTAAAGTTATAATGGTAATATAAAAATTGTTTTTTAAAAAAACATAAAGAATACATTATATCATTATTAATAGATGTGTGGAATATTTTCTTTACTAAATTATCAGGAGAATCAAATTCAAATGGATGATATTCAAAATGAGTTTGTTAAAGGACAGACACGTGGACCAGAATTTTCTAAATTATCCTTCATCTACCTAAAAATGATATTAGGATTTCATAGATTAGCTATTAATGGGTTAAACTCTGCGTCAAATCAACCTCTTGTTATTGAGGATATTGTTCTCATTTGTAATGGTGAAATTTATAATTACATACAGTTGTTTAAAAATATGGAAATTGAGCCTAAAACTGGTTCTGATTGTGAAGTAATTATTCATCTTTATTTAAAGTACGGTATCGAGCAGACTCTTACTATGCTAGACGGAGAATTTTCTTTTATATTGTATGATAACCGAGTCACTAAAGACTTGAATAACCAGGTTTTTGTAGCTCGTGACCCATATGGCGTTAGACCTCTATACCACGTCAAACCTAAAAAACACTCTAGCTCTACGTTACACTGCTTTGCGTCTGAACTAAAATGTATAGAAAAATTTTATAATTCTGACCAAAATAATCTTGATATCCTACAATTCAAACCAGGAACCTATAGTATTTTCAATCTTTCAAACAAAGTTAATTATATTTGGGAACCACAGCAAGAAAATATTCCGTATATTATTCCTAGTTTTTCACATAGTTGGTTGATTACCGATGAAACACAAAACGTATTTATAACTAATATGTACGAGAAAATATCATGTTATCTTGATGCGGCGGTTAATAAAAGATGTCTTGCTACAGAAAGACCTATCGCATGTTTGTTATCTGGCGGACTTGATAGTAGTTTAATCGCAGCACTAGTAAATAATTTTTATAATACCCATAATTTACCTAATAAGCTTGAAACATATAGTATTGGTCTATTTGGTTCTGAAGATTTAAAATACGCAAAACAAGTAGCAGAATATTTGGGAACAAAGCACACTGAAGTTATTGTAACCGAGCGCGAAATGTTTGAAGCAATCCCGGCAGTTATTTATGCGATTGAAAGTTATGATACCACGTCTGTAAGAGCTAGTATCGGTAATTATTTATTGGGTAAGTATATTTCAAAAAATAGTGAAGCAAAGGTTATTTTTAATGGGGACGGTTCGGATGAGCTTTTTGGTGGATATCTTTATATGAATAAATGTCCTGATGATATTGAGTTCGATAAAGAAACTAGACGGTTGCTAAAAGATATTCACGCGTTTGATGTTTTGCGTTCGGATAAGTGTATTTCTTCACATGGTTTAGAACCCAGAACTGCGTTTCTGGATAGGTCATTTGTTGACTTTGTTTTATCAATTCCACCTTATTTTAGAAACCATAAGAATACAAAAACATGTGAAAAGAGCCTATTAAGAAATAGTTTTACATCTGATAAATTTGTTAATTTTAAAGGAAAACAATTATTACCAGATAATATTCTTTGGAGGAAAAAAGAAGCGTTTAGCGACGGCGTTAGTGGTAAAGGACGTTCATTATATCAAATATTACAAGACTTTATTGTGTCCGAATTAAACAATAATAACGAATATGGAATTACTAACATTGATGCAAATATTCAAACAGAAAAACAATATTATAGAAAAATATTCGATTCGAGATTCCCAAATTGTGAAAATATACTGCCTTATTATTGGATGCCAAAATATACTAATGCGACTGACCCTAGCGCTAGAACATTAGATTTTTATTCAGACAACTCCAACACTTCTACATAAATAACCAAAGTAAATATTAACGTTTTATTATTTTTCACATTACTATATATTAATGGGAAAAATGAGCGTGACTAAATTTCAGGAAAGAATTTTTGACATAACTATTTATATATCTTATGCGTTAATTATATTGTCGTATCTAGGGGTCTCAAGATATAACCCTGCTTTTTTAGATGATATTAATAATTACACCAGAATTTATATTTGTTTATTTTTATTGTGGAGATTTAATCCATTTAGACATTTAGATAAGTTCACAAATTTAGACAGAAAAATAGCATTTAGCGCCGGGGTTTTTATACTAACAACTACAGTATTAAACAATTATCTTACTACTTTTACAAATAAGATATCTAGCCGTATTGGAGTGGTTTAATTCAAATTAATAATTTCGTTGTGTCTTGTTTTTTTTATTTAATACAGCTCTCCGAGTTTTATTTTTAATAGATTTATTAAAAAACTCACCTAGATGTAACATTATCTGTTTTCCTAGAATTTTATCTATTTCATATTCATTTTCTGGTTTTTCAATATACTCATAATTATATCTTTTAAAGTCTTCCGACATAAAATTTATAAAATGAGACCTATCGGATATTATTTTTTTTCCAAATACACAATCCGAAAACTTGGTTACCATATAATCAAATTTTAAATCATGGTAATATGGTTTCACATTTATATAATATATGTTATCATTTGTCATTTCGGGAAAAAAATTATCATCTAAAAAACATATTTCTGCGGACGCCGGTAGTTTCGTACACTTTATGAAATCCTTATGTGATTTTACATGAGATGTTCTACAAATTTCCATATGCTTCCCATTTATTTTAAATGCCGATATTATTTGGTCGAATAACTTGTGTTTTATTTTGGATTCAAAATATGATACAATATTGTGAGCCCATTCTTTAGGACCCTGATTATTTGTGTATATCATCATCTTATGACAACATTTCGTTTTTTTTTTGTTCTTTAAGTAAGTTAAAATATTTATTATGTTTGGTCTCAAAAATTCTGGGTATAAATCTAATATGTCGTTAAAATTTTCCTGGGTTAATGCCTTTTTGTTTTCTGATTTTATATATTTGCTCAAACAGTCCCAAAATATCCCGAGTTCTGTAAAATATCCTAATGTTTCATCTAAATCAAACACAACTATTTTCATTATTTTATATATATATATATATCAAGTTTTTAGATTTTACCCATTTTTTTATTTTCACATGTTATATAAACGGGATGCCTGGAATAACTGATAACGACTATAAAAAAATTTTAGAATATTATAAAAAACCGGTACCTCCCTCTAGAAGACTTTTAAAATTAAACGCTGAAAAAATATTAGCACAAAAATTATGCCGTTGTATTAAAAAGGTTACTGTAAATAACAACGACGAAGCACGTTCTATAGGAATATGTACTAAAACAATATTCAACCGAAAAGGTTATACAAGAGGTAAATTCAACTGTAAAAAAAACTCAAAGGTTGATTTTAAAAAGACACGCAAAAATTCAGCAATGAAAAAAAACAAATGAATTATTATATAATGTTAAATGAATTAAACATTATATCTATTATTTTAATAACTATTATGGAAATAAGGTTACTGTGTAGAGACACTTGGCGTAATTCATTAAATATCATCCAAAATGAAATTATTCGAGATAACATGGATGTTATTAGTAGTGAAAAACCTGAAAATCTAGATTGTATCTTTTGTCAATTATTAAAAGACTTTTACGGCATAAGTAAAGGAACCTTTATTTTTATTGAATTTGTTGAGGGAATAGTTTATGTTTATTTTGACAAAAATAAAGAAGACTCACGCGATTTTGATATAGCAAATGATGTATGGATTAATAAACTATTTAGGTTTGAACGGTTTTTATATAACAACAACATTATCACCGAGAAGGAATTTAATGAAATACGAAACAATTGTTATTATAATAACGATTTTAACACTTGGGATAAAATAATTACAAAATGGTATAAAGATTACTACTCAAAAAGATTCACAGACAAAATTATAACAATAGAAATAAAAGCCGTATTAACTTGTAAATAAGAATTACACCTTTTCTCATTTCACACGTTTACGAAACGTCCATAAAACTATATAAACATTTAATAGTTTTATTGTTACATTAGATACATTATTTGATGTATTTGATTATATATCTGAAAATAGACATACACATTATTAATCAATATTTAAATAAGAAAAGGTGTAAAATAGATATTTATTTTTTATATAAAATATATATATGATTTATGATATAATTATTGTTGGAAGCGGTATTAGTGGACTTTATACAGCTTATAATATCAAAAAAATGTCACCTAATACATCATTTCTTATTCTTGAAAAATATAAAAAACAATGGATAGGCGGTCGCACAAGTAATGAGATATTTTATGGAATCGAAATAGTTACTGGCGCTGGTATCGGCAGGAAAAAAAAAGATAAATTGTTACATAAATTACTTGATGAATTAGATTTAAAAACTAATGAATTCCTGCTTGATCCGCATTATTCAAAACGTATTACCCCAGTAGACATTAAAGAAATTATGAATCATTTAAGAGATGAATACACAAAATATAAAGGACCGCCAATAACATTTAAGACCTTTGCTAAAAATATTCTAGGAGAGAAAACATACAAACAATTTTTAATTACCGTTGGGTATACTGATTATGAGAAAGAAGACGCGCATGAAACTTTATACTCTTACGGCATGGAAGATAACACGTGCTGTTCCAAATCGTTTCATGTGCCTTGGAGAAAAATGGTTATGAAGTTAGCTACTGAAATTGGAGAACAACATTTCAAATTTTCAAATAACGTTTCTAAAATTACAAAAACCGCAGACGGCCCATGCCGTTTTTTAGTTGAGACTGAAAATGGATTTAAATATATATGTAATAAAATTGTTATTGCTACTACTATAACAGGTATTAGAAAACTTTTACCTAAACCTATTTATAATGATATTGAAGGTCAACCATTTTTGCGTTTATATGGTAAATTTTCTAAAAAGTCGATACCAATTATGAAAGAATATGTTAAAGGTTATACATGTGTACCTGGTCCACTTCAAAAAATAATTCCTATGAATCCAGATAAAGGTGTATATATGATTGCTTATAATGATAATGCTAACACATTATTATTAAAAGATAATTTAGAAAATACAGAAAAAAATAGAGATTTGTATTGCGAACTACTCGAAAAATCACTAGGTATTCCTGACGGGTCATTACATCTTCTCGCAATTAAGGATTTTTATTGGCCCATCGGTACACATTACTATAAACCACTCAATCAAAAAATCTATAAAGATAGAGATGAATTTATTGATATCGCACAACATCCAGAAAAAGGTATATTAGTTGTTGGAGAAGTTGTTAGTCAAAATCAAGGCTGGACTGAAGGAGCGTTAGACAGTGTTAAGGCAGTTTTAACAAAAAAATGGATTACTTCTGTGTGTTAATTGCTAATGCTAAATAATACCCATGGTATCCAATAGAAGCAAATCCTAACATTAGTAGGAGTTCGAAATATAACCTTGCGGTTTTCTCTCCATTGTAACCAATATATATTAATAATGGGCCTACTAAAAGAATATGAATTAAATTTACCCAATATCCCTTTCCTTGTTTTATGTAATTATAAAGTTTAAATATATGATATAAAATTATTACTATACCTAAACCTAGTAATACTGGGAACATTTTTTTAGGTATATTTGTTTTATAAATACCTACATATAAAAATAGTCCACCAACAATTATTATGTGAAATAAATGAACTAATGCCTCGTGATTCATATATTTAATTAGACATTATTTTCTTGAGATAATGTATAATGGAAACAAATAATTTTAGTTATGAGAACACAGAAATGAAAACTCAATCAGGAGGAAAAAAAATAGTACGAAAAGTGTCTATCAAAAATGGTAAGGGTTATAAAAGTGTCACCAAATATCATAAAGGGAAAAAAACAAGCTCAATAAAGAAGCCAATTCATAAAGACCACATTTTGACTATCAGTAATGGAACCTTTATTCCTGGATTATTTATTGATTGTCAATGTAGAGAGAAAAAGAAAACACGCAAAAATAGATAGTACAATTATAAAGTCAATAAATTTCAAATGTTAAATTTTCAATAAAGTTTTCAATTTCATTATCTTTATACTTATTGACGATATCAGTACTATCATCTATTAAAGAATAACTTCTATTTTTTATTTCCTCGTTAGATTTAGTATGTTTTTTAACTTCTGTAATATAGTTTATCCTATCATCTTTTATATACATCTCATTCAAAGCTTTTAAAAATAAGTATGCGTTGTCTTTATTTTGTATAAAATCTAAATTTACGAAAACTATGTCTTTATTATTATTTTTATAGTCGATTATTTTATTGTATTTATAATATCGGATATCAAATATTGTTTTGTTATTATCATCTTCATTTAAAAACAGATTATTTCGAAAATCGAAAATATTTGTTTCTTTCGATACCTGCTTTTCCGTTAAAAAACTTGCGTATTCGGTTATACTTTTTAAATGATAAGGGTTTTTCCAAAACGAAACTAACCAACTATTCAAATTTCTAAAAATAAATATATCAATAACTCTCTCATTTTTATTCTTTATTGTTTCATCAGGAATACCATGCTTCCAATAATAACATATATTATCTTTATATTCGTGAACATATGTTGGGAAATCATTTATTCTTAATAGTCTATCTAAAAAATTTGTTCCGCTATTTCTTTCTCCGTTTATTTTAAATAGCATAATTACTAATATATGTATTTATTTATTAATACTCAAAAAATTAAAATAAACTATTTCTTTTACAATTGAGGGGTAGAGTAATTTTATATCTGTGATTTGTGAAATTTACGGGTTTCTAAATTCTTACAACAATGTAAGAATTTAGCATTTTATAAGTTGTAATATTTAAAAGTTTTATTTATTATTTATTATTTATTATTTACTAACCTTTTTATTACCATTGAATACATTATTTTTTATTACGTGATCGTTTATTTTTTGGATTAATAATTGTTGGTCTTCTGTATCTAAATTTTGTAGAGCCATATACACTTTTGCAACACCATTCTCCGGGTGTAATGTTTCACATATTAAATTATTTACCATCATTTTATCATGTTCTTCTAATAATACATTATATAAGAGTTGTTTGGTATATTTCACCTTGGACACATTGTCAAAATCTTTAAGGAACTCTTTCGCCATTCTCATTTTGCCATTATAGAATAGTTTATGGTTTTTACTGATAATCGTTTTTTGACTTGGGATATTCTTTCCTAGTGCATCTTTCTTAAAACAAACCAAATACTTATCTTGGGTTACCGTTTTTGTAATAGCCACAATTTTCTTGTTACGAATGGTGTGAATCGACGTGTCAATTTTTTCAATGGGAATATTACCTTGGTCTGTTGTAACAGGTGTTCCTGCTATAAAACAAATATTGCTTATTAAATCAGTTGTTAATGTAAACGTATTACTTGGATTACCATAGATATCTGTAACCCTAACAGTATCGATATCGTACGGAGAAATCATTGTTACTTTTAGTAATTCGGCATTGATAAACTCCACTGAATACGAGGAACTAGTAGAAACACCCTCTGGACCTACAAATGAAACCGTATCTCCAGATTTAAATTTTGTGCCAACAATATAGATATATTTATAACTATTATTAGATATATACACATTATTAATTATTGGAAAATAACTTTGTAAACTGGTTGTAAGAGAATAAGAAGCACTG